GACTTGCGCGTTGGTGGCCTCAATCCCGGCCGCGAGCTCGGCATTCACGGCCGTCAGATCGCGTGTGCCATCGATCGCCGGCGTCATGCCGTCTTGATACCGTTCCCACGCGCCGGCGCCGGCCTTCACGATATCGAGGAGGTTCGAGAGTTTCGGCGCGATCGTCCGCGCGATATCGTCCGCATGTTCTCGGAGGTACCGCGTGAGCGTGGTAATCGGCGGAATCACGAGCCGGCCGATATCCTGGCCCATTGCGCCGAGCTCCACTTTCAGGAGCGCCACTTCCGTTTGAAACTCTTTCGCGCGCTGAGCATCGTCTTTGGTAAACGGCTCGATATCGGCCACGGCTTGCAAGGCATCGGGTAGATCCTCGATTTCATCGGCCACGGTCCGATATGCGGCGCCGAGGAGCTCGGTACCGGCCTTCACCTTGACCGTTTGATCGGCTTGTTCACTGAGCGCCGTACCGATGGCCGCGAGTTTTTGATCGAAATCCAGATCGGCAAATTCTTTGGCGTTGATTTTCAGGAGCCGGAGGCCATCGGCGAAGGCGTCCGGTTTTGTCGCCATTTGCCGGTTCATCGCAAAGAGCACGTTGGCGAGCGCCTGAATATCGGTGCCGAGGATCGTGGCCGCGTTTGACAGTTTCGAGAGCTCCGGAATCGAGGCGCCCGTCTTGGCCTGGAGGCCGCCGAGCTCGTTGGCCACTTCGGCGGTTCTCGAGGCGAGCGTAAAGGCGCCGGCGCCGAGCGCCGCGATCGCGCCGGCGGCCATGGTGGCGCCTTGCACGATCGGCGGAAACATGCCGATCATGCCTTCGGCCGCGCGCGAGGCCTCGCCGATCGGATCCTTGAACAACCGATCGAAATCGACGCCTCCGAAACCGTCCTCGAGCGCCGGTCCGGCGGCCTCGGACGTGGCCACGATCCGGCCGAGCGCGGAATCGGCCTCACGCGCGCCTTTGACGAAATTATCGAAATCGGCGAGAAACTCGCCTGTGACCGGCATCGGGTTTTAGTCCTCGAGGCGCTCGAGGCGCCGTTGCTCCTTCAAGAGCTCGTCTACCAGCACGTCATACACATCCGGATCGAGCGCGGCCACCCATTCATATCGCCAGTTGCAGCGGCGCGCGATCGCTAAGTCGGTACAGACTCGAGCGCGCCACGCCGGATCCTTTTTTTTTCATGCCGCGCGGCCGTGACGCGATCGGCGTGGCCTTCGATCGCCTCTTTGATATCGAGGTACACATCCTGATAGATCCCGGCGAGCGCCGCGCGGAGCTCCTCCGGCCCACGGCCGCGGATCGGGAGCCACTCGGCGAAACTCCAATCCACGAGAAACGCCAGGATCAGCGCGTCCCCGGTTTCCAGCGGATTCCGCCGACTGAGCTCGCCGTCCGGCATCGTCCGATAGAGCTCGAGATAGAGCGCCTGCGTTTCGCCGTGATTGAGGCAGTCTTTCACGTCGAGCCAGGCGTCCTCGGCGAGTGGGAGCCGGACGGTCCGCGGTGGTACGATCGGTGATTCCACTTAACGCTCCGGTGGCCCAAGTTCGGCCGTGAGGCGCTCGGCCTCGAGTGTGACTGTGCGGATCGGCCAGCACGCGCGGCCGATCCGGCCGATCCGCGGCGCCGTGAACAAGAGCGGCGCCTGACGCAACTGAAACCGATCGGCGCGATCCACGCCGGCCGCGAGGCGCCAGGCGCCTTTGTCGTCCTTCGTGACGATCCACGCGCGGAGCGCCGCGGCCGTGTGATATCCCCAGGTAATCGCGCCGGCCTGGCCGCGGAGCGTGACTTTCCGAAACACGGCCAGGCCTCGCGCGCGCGTGTGCTAGACCGGTGGTTGTACCGGTCCGGTCCAGTCGCCGGCCGCGGCCCACGTACCGGAAACCGTTGGCGCGTTTAGATCCACGTCGATTTCGGCATCCATGTACGCGAGGCCGGTCCAGAAGAAACCGGTTTCTGTCCGGTTCGGAACCAGTTTGAGCATCCCCGGCGTAGCGGCGTCCGCGGCGTCAAAGAGCGCCGTTTCCGCGGAATCCCAGAAGCCCTCGAGCTCACCTTCGATCGTGGGCAAACCCGGCACGAATACGCGGTTCGTGTTTCCGAAACAACTAACGTCCTCACGCTCCGTTTTTTTTGAAAGTGTCCAGTGATTGAGCGAAATCACTTCCACGAGCGTGGCGCCGCCGGCGCCCGTTGGATCGTAGAATACCTGGCCAAAGCGGCCGCTTTTAATCGACATACAGGAGCTCCTCCTCGAGCCTTACGGAATGGACACCCGGATCCGATACCACGCGCCACCCTCGAGCCACGTCAAGCCCGGATCGCGTTCATCGGCGCGCCGGACTCGGATCCGTGACTCGTTTTCGTCGCGCGCCATATCCATAAACGTGTACCCGTCGATTGTCATCACTTGATCGTGTATGAGTTGATCGATCCGGTACGCGGCCTGGCGTATTTGCGATCCGCTCATCACGGTCGAGAGGCCTACGGCCTTCACGAGATACCGGTTATCTTCGATCGCGCGGCCGCCAAACTTGCCGCGATCGGTCGGATCGATCAGACTCACGATCACAAACCGTTTCGCGCCGGCCGCGGCCAAGTCAATCCACACGCCATCCGGCGCGAGCGCCTTGAGCGTCGTATCGTTCTGCAACATGGCGAGGAGTGATTCCTCGATTTCCCAGGAATCAGGCGCCACCGATATCTACCTCACCACGCGTACGCAAGTTGAAGGTTTCCATCATCCGCTCGAGCGCGCGGCCGAGCGCCCGTTGATAGGCATTGCGCCGCGGTATGAATACGCGGATCGGCGCGATCCATTTCGTTCCGTACTCGAGAAACCGCGCGTAAAAGGCCGTACTCCGGACACGGAATCCGGTGGCATACCGCGATTTCATCCGCTTGGGATAGACCACCACGCCGGCCGCGAGCTCGCCGGTAATCGTCCGGCTCGCGTACGCGGCAATCACGGCGCCGGCGAGCGCCTCGGCGTATTGCTCGGTGAGTGGCGCCGCTTCGGCCGTCAAATCGCGCGCGAGCGTTTTGAGCGCCGCGCGGTTTTCCGTCATGCCGTGCCACTTCACGCCAAAGCCTCGCGCCATTATTCAATGAGCTCCGAGCACACACAGATCGTTCGATCGCGCCGGCCATCCGGATCGCGGACATCGAGGAGGTTCAGGATCGCGCCGTCCGGTTTCACGAGGCGCGCTTTTGTGGTCAGCCCCGGATGAAACCGGCCGCGGACAATATGCGTAGCCTGAGCAATCACCGTCCCGGCCGTAATGTTCTCGAGCGCGCGCGCGGTGGCGCTTTCGATCGAACAATCCCATAACGCCGGCTCGAGCGGGCCCCACGTTTCCATCGATCCGCCTTCGCCGTCCGGTACGACGGCCGGCGCCTCGCATGAAACCCGGTGCCAGTACTCGCCAATACGCGCCATGATCAGGCCAGGATCGGATCGCGGAAGATACTGAGGAGCTCATCGATCCGGCGCCAGGCCGCCACGGTGAGCTCCGGCGCGCGCGCCTCGCCGGCCGTGTTCCGGAGCTCGTACAAATCCGTTAGGAGGATCTTGATCGCGGCCAGCACGGAATACGGCAGCGTTTCCGCGGTCCATTCCGGATCGGCGCCTTTCCCGAGGTACGCCAGGATCGCGTTTTGCGCCTCGAGGACGGTCCGCTCAACTTCCGTATCGTGCAAGGTATCGGTAATCTTGAGTTGCTCTTTGGCCTCCGCGAGCGCGATCAACGGATCGGATATGACAACCTTCGGAAAACTGAGCTCGCTAGCCACGGCCGGCCTCCCGTAGATCCCGGCCATCGCGGCCGCGTTTGACCATCAGGCGCCACGCGCCGCCGGCCTCGGATGGCGCCGCGGCCGTATCGGTTTCACAATGCCACGCCGATCCGGCAAACGTCACCACGGCGCCGCGGCCGTAGGCTTTCCCGGCCACGTACACGCCGAGGTACTCGAGGCCTGGCCGGCCGTCTTGCCCTGGCGCCCCTGGCGCGCCGTCCTTGCCATCGGCGCCGGCCGGCCCCGGCGGCCCCGGTTCCGGCGCGCGCGATTCCACTACGGCCACGCGCTCGCGGATCGCCGTGAGCTCCTCGCGCAACTTGCCGCGGATCCAATCCAGATCCCCGCGGATGTGCTCGAGGTTCGCGGCCTTGGTTTCGAGCGCGCCGAGTGTTTCGAGGTTCCGGCCGGCCGCGAGCTCGAGCGCCTCGAGGCGCCGCGATAGCGGACTGAGCGCCGCTTCTACGGTTTCAATCACCACGCCGGCGAGCGCCTCGATATCCGGCCGGACTTCAGGCCGCATCCGCGCGCCATCCTTTCTCGAGCGCCTTGGCCTTGACCGCGGCCGCAAAGGCCGCATTGATGGCGCCTTGATCGTCCGCCGGCGCCGGCGTGGTACGCGCAAAGGGATCCGCGCCCGCGTCCCGCTTCGCCAAGGCCTCGAGCGAATAGTTTTGCTGTTGCAGATACGGCGCCTCGCCTCCGGCCACCGGTCCGAGGCCGAAATACTTTTTCCGCGCCTCGTTTGGCGCCAGGCCGCCACCGGTGATTCCATCTTGCGCCGCTTTGGTCTTGGTTCCGGTATCCATCCAGACCAGATCATCGATATCAAACTCGGTTCCGTACGGTGACGGGAGCTCGAGGCCGGCATCGAGCGAAGCCTCGAGCGCGTTCATGATCGTCTGAAGGCATTGCGAGTAGTACAGCTGTAAGAGCGGCTCCGGACTGTTGCCGTACGGTGGTTGGATGCTCGCATCGATCAGCGGTACCGGAATGTGGTACGCCGAGCAAATCGCCTCAGTCGCCTTCGTCAATTGTTCGGTCAACTGTTGATCGCTCGCCGAGGCCGGCGCGAGCGGCTCGTACTTCATGCCTTCACTGAGGAGCGCCACTTTGCCGGCATTGTCGCCGGCGAAATTCTCCGACCAGTACGCCTTGAGGCGATCCGCGGAATCTTGCGCGATCTTGCCCGGGACCATGATCAGGCCGCCCGGTTGCGCGCCGTTCCGGAAAAACGTCGTACTCATCTGCTGGATGGTGAGGCCTTGCCAGGCCGCGCCTCCACAGGCATAGAGCGGTGACACGCCGATCAATGGATGCCAGAAACAATTCCATCGATCGTGAATGATTTCGCTGGCCGGCACAATGAACGGATCCGCGGACTCCGGTACCACGCCGGCGAGCTCCTCGCGCGCGAGTTGATAGTAGACGCCACCGTCCGGCGTCACGAGCGGCGTCACACACGCCGGATTGAGGACATAGAGCGCCGAGACCACGCGCCGATTGTCGCGCGCCTTCAAGACGTACGTATTCCCGCGGAGGAGTTTCGAGTACAGCCACGTTTCGAGAAACTGGCTTGTCAGTTGATAGCGGTTTGGCGATCGGAGAACCGGCGAAAAGGCCGCGGACTCGGTTTCGGTCCAGATGCCATTCTCATCGAGCGCCACGAGCCGGAGGCGCAATTTGCCGATATCGCCGGCGATCAGGGTGACACACGCAAAGACCGTCGGGTTTTGGAGCGCGGACTCGAGCGGGATTTCTTCGTTCCGTTGCCAGGCGCCCGTATTCGGTTCCCGGACCACGGCCAGCCATCCGGAGCCGGCGCCTCGAGACACGATCGAGGCGCCGGCGATCATCGCGCGCGAAATCCGCGATCGGACACTAGCCAGGAGCGCCATCGATCGCTAGGCGGCCGGCGCGCTCGCCGGTGGCACGTACGCGGCGCCGGTGACAACGGCCACGCCGGCATCGAGGCCGCGTTTCCAGTTGATGAACCGTTCCGCGCGGAGGCCGACGAGGTTGTTTTGCCACAAGCTCGTCATCAGCGAGGTTGCCACTTGCGGATTGTCCGGGGCATCGTTCATCTGTACCGACGCCTCGCGGGACACGTCGATTTCGACGCCTCCCTCATCGGCCATCAGTACGAGCTCCGGCGCGATCAGGACCACGTTATCTGCGGCCGCATTGCTCGGTACGAGCCGGATCCCTAGCACGGTTCCGCCTTCCGCGCTCACGCCCGGATAGAGTTGATTCCCCATCCCGTCCTTCATCATGCCGAGCGTGAAGGCGTTCGTTTCGCTCATGACGAGCGCGGCGCCGCGGAGACTCACGTTGCCGGTTGCAAACTTCGATACGAGCGCGTGGAGATCCACGGCCGGATCGTCTGTCGAGACAATCGGCGCGATGCCGTTGGTAATGCTGCCTGGCGCCACGCCGGCCACCGGCGCCACGCCCGGGAGAATGAATTGCTCATCGAGAAACTTGGCGATCCCTTTGATCATGTCGTTCCG